CTCTTCGGAGAGTACCCAGGTGCAAAATCCAATCCTGAGGTGGTCGCACCTTTAGATAAATTAACTGGTATGCTAGGCAACCAGGGAGGTGGTCAAGTACAAGTAGGTGGTGAGTTTAAAATAAAGGGTCAAGATTTAGTTGTTGCCTTACAAAGAGCAAATCGAAACAGAGATAGGATTAAATAATGGCATACGGGGTTAAATTTAGATTAGAATTTTCAGATGACAATTTAAAAGGAAAAAAAATTGAAATCCTTAAAGATGGTTATTCTGGTAGTGTTTTGTCATTAGTTGGCACTAGCGACCCATTAGAAATTAATTGGGAGGGTGATGATGATTTTTATAATCCTATAATTGGTTCAACTTGTACGATAAATTTATTTGATACAGATGATACAAGTTATGATGATTTTTATACAGCCGATGAAAGAGAATATAAGGTCAAAATATCTTATAAGGATTCATCGGATGTTTACCAAACTTATTGGGAGGGCTGGTTATTAGTTGACCAATTTCAAGAATCTGTTTTATCTAAACCATATCCAATTACATTAAAGGCTTATGATGGTTTGGGAAGTTTAGGGGGGTTTACAGCACCCATAGATTTAACAAGTGTTTCACAAAAAGATTTAATGTATTATATCACTAATATTTTAAATGACATTAATTTAGGATTTGATATTTATATTTCTAATGACATTCAAAAAGATGGTGCTAGTGGAAGTGATTATACTGTTTATGACCAATCAACTATAAGCCAAAATTCATTTTTACAAAATGGCGGTAAACTTAGAACAGCTAAAGATGTTTTAGAACAAATACTAAAATTTACAAATGCTAAAATATTTCAAAGTTATGGTAAATGGTATATAATAAATAATTCAAGTTATAGTGAGCAATCTGTAAAAGATTCATCAGCTACAACAGCTAATGGAGGCACAATTCCAACAGGCATAAGAGCAGCTGAAACATTATCATTACAAACAGATGGTAGTGAGGAAATAAAATATTTTATATATAATTCTAGTGGTGTTTATCAATCTACTAGCACAGTTGATGTTTTACATACTGTGCCTAGTGATTTACAACCATTAAATGCTAATTTGACTAAAGAATATTTAAGACCGCTAAAAGAATATAAAATAGATGTTGCAACTGGTGATAATTTCTTTGATGTAAATAGATTTAGCAATGGTCATTTTGAACATGCTGGAACTGGTTGGACTTTAACTAATTCAACAATAGATACTGAATTTTCATTTAAAGGTGACAGGTCTTTAAAGACAACAAGTGTGTCAACAACAGCTGGTGCAACATCAGTAATATTAGTTAATTCTAGCGGCATAGATGTTTCAGGAAATCCTGAAAGAGCAGATAAATTAACAATAAATACTTACTTTGATTCAACAAGTGGTAATGATAGAGGTTTTAGATGGCAAATAAAAATTGTTGAAGTTGGTCCAGGTGCAACACAAACCAAATATTGGAATCACAGTTCTGGTAGTTGGACCGATACAGTCACAGTCAATGAACAGGAAGTTGACACTAACAGGAGATGGAAAAAATTTACATACAACTTAGATAGTTACCCAACAGCTGCATGGGAGGTTTTTGTTTATTTATATAGTGCATATCAAACCACATCAACATCAGGATTTACAGCATTGTTTTTTGATTCTTTAGCATTAGAATATCAAAATATTGATTCAGATGGCAACAGAACAGATATTTTTTCAAAATTTGATTTACTACAATTTATTAGAAAAAGGACCGCTGATTTATCTGGTGTTAAAACACTAGATGGTGTGTATATTACTAATGATAAATATTCTAGAATATCTGGCAACTATTATAGGTCTAGAGATAAAACCAACTATTTAAAAAGTATTGAAAAAATTACAAGTCAACAAATTATAAATGATTATAGAAGTTTTGTTGTAAGGTATGAGGGTGATTTATATAATAATGGTACTGACCCAATTGGTCCACACAATAAAATATGGATTAATTTTGGCACATCTGTTTTACAAGAGCCAGTCAGTTGTTATATAGATGGCATGAATTATAATGTAAAAAGAAACTTATATAGTATGATAATGCATGTGCCTAATCAAAATGATGATGAAACATCCGATTTCATTATAAAATTCTAAACTTTTTTCTTTTCCTGTTTGCTACGGGGTGTTCACTTTTTATAGGTGGATACCCTATTATAAAAAAACTTAAAAAATTTTTTGTATTTAAAAAAATATTTATATATTTGAAGTGAACAATTAAAAAAACTATTATGAAAAATTTAAAAGCTACTTTAGAAACATCAAGCCAATTTGAATTAACCTCTTTGCTTACAATTTATTTAATAACTAATGATTCTATTGGATTAGAGAAAGTTTTAAAAGAATTAAACTTTAGATATTTACCCTCTAAAACAAAGGAAATTATGAAAAATGCCAAAAAACAATTAAGTAAACATTTGTAAATATTAAAAATTAATTTGGTGTTTAATTTTAAAGGGGGTCACTTGACCCTCTTTTTTTTTAAATATTTTTTTATTTATAAAATAATTTTTATCTTTATAAGCTAAATTTAAAACTATGTTTAAATATTATTTTGATGAGGACCGCAAAAAATTAGGTCTGAAAAAGAATGTGGTGGCTGGTTTATTGTCATGCACAATGCCAACACTACAAAGCAGATTAGATAATCCTGGAACATTTACTGTTTCAGAAATTAAGATTCTTAAAGACAATGGTTTTGAGGAATCAATGAAAAGATTAATTTAACTTTAAAATACATTTATGAAAATTTATCAAAAACTGTTTAAGTTGCAACAAGAAATTGGTGCGATTCCTAAGGAAAATAAAAATTCATTTTTTCCTAATCACACTTATTTTGACATTAACGAATTGATTGGAAAATTAATTCCGATATTATCAAAGTATAAACTATTGTTATTACAACCAATAGTCAAGAATGAAGTGTATGCTATAATCCAAGATACTGAAACTGATAGTAGGGTTGTGAGCAGCATACCATTGCCTGAAATACAAGACCCACAAAAAATAGGTGGTGCAATTACTTATTATCGTAGATATGCTTTAGTATCTTTATTAGGATTACAAGCAGAGGATGATGATGGTAATACAGCATCAGGCAAAACAAATCAAAGAGTAAAATCAAATCAAAAAGTAAATCAATTTAAATTATAATTATTATGGCAGAGTACGAACACAAAGCTGGTAATGGTTCTATTTTTAAGAATCAGTACAAAGAAAATGACAACCAACCTGACTACAAAGGTTCAATAAAATTACAGGATGGTAGTGACAAAGAATTGGCAGCATGGGTCAAGCAAGATAAAAATGGTAACTCATTTTTGTCATTGTCAATTAGTGACCCTTATGTCAAAAAAGATGAACCAAAACCCATCCAAAATAGCAATGCTAAAGCGGATGATTTACCTTTTTAAAAGTAGCAAAAAGGGAAAGAGGGCAGCCATTTGGTTGCCTTTTTTTTTGGTTTTTAGTGAAATGCTAAAATCTAATTTAAGCTATCTAGGGTGCGATTTAAGCGACTTTAGGTGTTCTGGCATATCCTAGCATCAAAAATCCGAGAAAGTGCATTAAACGAAATTCCCCTCTGTAAATATTTTTTGTTTTTTAAAGTATTTTTTTTATTTAAAAATTTATTATAAATTAGAAATCTAAATTATTTATACATGAATCTAAGCAAAACAGAAATTAATATTTTGTCAAATGCTTTTAATTATTACACAAAAAATTTATGTGATAAAAGTGATGCTTTAAACAACAGTCATATAAAAGCAATTGCAAAACTTTACAAAAAATTAAACGAACAGAAATATAAAATGAATGGGTGGGGTCAATTACCATGGCAATATCTTTCAGAAAAATTGGCTAATGAATTATCAATTAATTCACAAAGCAAAATATTAGAGTGTAACTTAAACCATGATGTTAAAACTGATTTCAAAGATTTGGCAGATTTTAATAGATGGGAAAAAATTAGAACTTATGAAAAAAAGACAATATAGAAGCAACCAGGGTCGTGACCCAAAAAAAGAAAATGAAACTTACAAGCTAATTGAATTAGCTGTAATAATAGCAACAATAACAATTATAATTACATTACTATGGCAATAGAAATCGTTAAAGACAGCAATGATGAATACCACTCACATGATTCAATTTCTGCAAGTGGTTTAAAAAAAATAGCAGAGGATTGGAGTATTGAAAATTTTTTAATTCACAAATATAAAGAAAGTGAAGCCATGAAATTAGGCACAGCTATTCATGCTGCATTTTTAGAACCAGAAACTTTTTATGACATTTATGAAATTGCCAATGAAAAATTTGATTTGAGAACTAAGGTTGGTAAACAAAAGAAAGAAGAGTTTGAGTTAAAAGCTAAAGGTAAAATTGTTTTGAAAGCGGACCAATATGATGTCATTAAAAATTTAAAACAAAGAATCAAAACAAACGAATTAGCACAACATTATCTTAAAGGTGAAAAAGAATTATCACACTATTTAGAATATGAGGGTTTGCCAGTTAGAGTTAGACCTGATGTTATAAATTATGTTGATGGTTATATTGCTGACATTAAAAAAACAGCATTTAAAGCAAATGAAAAAGGTTTTACTAAAGCATGTAGGCAACAAAATTATCATATCCAGGCAGCATTTTATATGGATATGCTAGGTATTGATAAATTTAGATTTATAGTATGTGAAGATAAACCACCATATAATGTTGTAGTACATGCATTAGATGAACAGTCAATAGAAAAAGGCAGAGAGGCATATCAGCAAGCATTTGCATTATGGAAAGAATATAAAACAACTGGTGTTATAACAAGTTACCAGCCAAAACAAGTTGCTGAGGATGGTGCATTTTTAATTAGTATATAAATGGAAATAGTAAAAAAAGTAATTCAAGATTATTTAAATGTTGACATCAGTAATCCTAAAAGACAAAGAGGTGTTGTTGAGGCTAGGGCAATGTATTATAAAATATGCAGAGAACATTTAGGATTAAAGTTTAGAGTGATTGCAGATTCAGTTGGAAAACATCATGCATCTGTTATTCATGGCATAAAACTTTTGAATGATTTAATTGATACAGATAAAAAGATAAAACAAGATTTTGATATTGTGTTAAATAAATTTGAGTTTTATAAAGTCAAAAGAAAAAAAATGACTAACATGCAGCTAATGAAACTCTGCAATAAATTGACTAAAAGAGTAAAAAAATTAGAAACAGAAAACAAGGATTTTAAATTGACACTAGAGTGGTTAACAGATTTACAATAATATTCTTTAATTTTGTAAGAAAACTTACAACTTGGCTAACCAATATTTTAAATATCTTGGCAAAGAGGATGTCTTGCAACATAATGTTATGAAATATATTTCTTTGCAATATCCAACAGCTTTATTTACTCATGTCCCAAATGAGGGGAAGAGAACTAAGTTTGAACAGTTTAAATTAAAATACTTAGGAACTAAACCTGGTGTGCCTGATGTTATGATATTTAATCCTAACAAGCATTATAATGGTTTGGCAATAGAATTAAAAGCTGGTTATAATAAGCCAACAGTTAATCAAAAACTTTGGTTAGATTTATTGTGCATGAATAAATGGAGTGTGCATGTGTCAAAAGATTTTGATGAGTGTAAGTCAATAATTGATAATTATTTTAGTGATGGCATACAATAAGTCGAGGTCAATATATTTCCATGAGCCAACACAAAAAGTGAGATGGACCACAACATCATCTGAGGATTTTGAAATTGATTATAAATATGTAGGTGATGCAACAGAAAATGAATTAAACATTTTAGTTGATTTACTTTGGCATTTACATGAGGATAAACAAATGTCTTATGATGATTTTGCAAAGGTCTATAATGAACTCAGATATTTTTGTGATAGGGTTATGGGTCTTGTTGATGAACTATAAAAAATTATGAAATACAACTTAATAATCAAACCCCAAAAGTTTGATAGGTTTACTACTGTCCCCAATTATATCTTTAGGCATAAAGGTATTTCTGTTGGTGCAACAGGATTATATGCCTGGATGTTCTCACATAAATATGACCAGCTAATTACTGTTGAGTTTATGATTAATCATTTTAAAGAATCAAAATCTGCAATTAGAGCAAAGCTAAATGAGTTGATTGATTATGGTTATGTTGACAGAATTAGAGTTTATGATAATGGCAGAATTAAAGGTTATAATTATAAATTAAAAGCTAAAGGCAAAAAGCTAGAAACCGAAAAGCTAGAAACAGAAAACCTGGCTCTAGAAAATCAGCCACAAAGTAATACTAATAATATAAATAATAATATAATAAATACTAATACAGATTCTGTTTTGCCTCACTTTGTTAAATTATTTGATAAAAGATTTCATCCAACTAGTAAGGCACAAAAGCAAAGATGGGTCACAATATTAGACCAGCTTCAAAGGATTGAGAAATATGATTTAAGAGATGTTTATAAAATCTGTAAACATATTAGAGAAAAAGAATTTTGGAAAACACAATTTTTAAGTTTACCTAAACTTAGGAATGTTGATAAGAATGGTGATAAATGGATTAATAGATTTAATGCAATATATCTTGATGATAATAAACCAGATGCTTTTAAAAAGATTAAGGATTTAATTGAGTTTAAAATTTATACTGATGTTGATGGAAAACAAAGATTAGGTGCAATTACTAAGTCAGCAAAATTGAATGAATATAATCTAACTCAATTACTAAATGGTAGTGAAATACTAGAAGTTATAAAATATTTAAAGAATGAGTAAGTGGATTAGAAATAGTAAACAAGTAAAACAGTCCATTGACTTTTATGGTATTGGCAATGATAAAATACATCCAACTGATATTGATGCTGTATTAGAATTTAATAATGAGGCATTGATATTATTTGAAGTTAAAAAGATTAATAATGATTTACCTACTGGTCAAAGATTAGTATTAGAAAGATTAGTAGATTCATGGCATACTGAAAAATCAATAGCATTGGTTGTTCAACATAATTTTAGGAATGATGACCAAGACATTCCACTAGCTGAATGCTGGGTTGCTGGTTATTATTTTAAAGGTTATTGGTATGCTTGTAAAGAGCCATTAAAAAAACAATTAAATAAAATATTAAACAAATGGAATATATCAAAAATGCAATTATAAAGTTTTTTCAAATTAAAACTAATGAGAATTATATTATAATAATTCCAAAAAAATTTGATAATAAAAAAGAATATTTAAATTTTTTAAAAAAAACTTATAGATTTATAGAATTAAATACAAAACATGATTGAAAGGCTAAAACAAATTGGAATACACACAAACAAGACAACAGGAAATATTAAAACAAAATGTCCTAAATGTTCACATAACCGCAGAAATAAAACTGATTTATGTTTATCAGTTAATTTAGATGAGGGTTTATATAATTGTCATCATTGTGGCTGGAATGGGAATGTTAAATTTAAACCTAAGGTTGAATATACTTTGCCACCTAAAGCAAATGTCAATCTTAATGAAAGAGTGATTGGATGGTTTGCTAATAGGCATATAACAGAACCAACATTAGCACATTATAAGATTGGTGAATCCATAGAATTTATGCCTCAAGTTCAATCCAAAAGGCGGTGCATTAATTTCAATTATTATCGTGATAATCAAATCATAAATGTAAAATATAGAGATGGTGAGAAAAACTTTAAACTTGTTTCTGGTGCTGAATTAATATTTTATGGATTAAATAATATTAAAGATTCAGAGCAATGTTATATTGTTGAGGGTGAACTAGATGCATTGTCTTTACATGAATCAGGATTGTATAGTGTATGTAGTGTGCCTAATGGTGCATCCAAAGGCAATCAAAGATTAGATTATTTAGATAATTGTTATGAGTATTTTGAAAACAAAAAATTGATTGTTTTATGTACTGATAATGATGATGCTGGTTTGGCATTAAGGAATGAATTAGCAAGGAGGTTAGGTACTTACAGATGTAAGTATGTTGACTTTGGTGAATACAAAGATGCTAATGAAGTTTTAATAAGTAAAGGACCTGAGCATTTAAGGAATGTAATAAAGAATGCAAAAGATTTTCCATTAGAGGGTGTTATTAATATAAATAATATCTGGCAAAATGTTTTAAATTATAATGAGAATGGAATAGAAAATTATGACATTGGAATACCTGGTTCACAGCCCTACTATAAGCTACAATTTGGAGAATGGAGTATAGTGTCGGGCATTCCCAACAGCGGAAAAAGTGATTTTTTAGACCAGGTATTATGTAATATAGCATTGAAACATGACTTTAGATGTGCAATGTTTTCACCTGAGAGTTTTCCTTATGAGGCACATATTAAAAGAATAGCTGATAAACTAAAAGGCAAAAACTGTAATACAGATGATTTAAATGAGGTTAAAAACTTTATTGAAGAGCATTTTTATTGGGTTAAGATTGACTTAGAAAACCTAACATTAAAAGGAATCCTGGACCAGTTTAGACAATTAGTATTTCAGAAAGGTGTTAATGTATGTGTTATTGACCCATGGAATATGTTAGACCATTCAGCACAAAAAGATTTTAGTTATGTAGGTAAAGAATTATCTCACATAACACAATTTTGTCAGCAAACAAATACACATTTATTTTTAGTGGCACATCCTAGAAAAATAGAAAGTGAAGCTGGTAAATATAAGAAAGTTGGAATGTACGATATAAGCGGCTCATCTGACTTTTTTAACAAGACATATAATGGAATTATATGCTTTAGAAATATAGGTCAAAAAACCAAGTATGGTAGTGATTCAGTTACTATCTATATAGAAAAAATAAAACGTAAAGCTAATGGTCAATTAGGTTCATTTGAAGTTGCACCAGATTTTAAAAATGGTGGTGTGTATAAAGAAATCAATCTAAATGACAAAGGCATTACATTAATCAAAGATGAAAATATACCCTTTTAATTATGGACCATAAACAATACAATGAATTAAAAAATGAACTCTTGAATGTATGTCAAGAAATTATGAATCAAAAGCAACCTGAATACACTAACAATGATGTTGATGTATTACATAATTTTAAATCAACAGCAAAGAGATTAAAATTAAATCCTCAAGAAGTTTGGGGAGTGTTTTTAGATAAACATATCCAAGCAATATTAAGCCACGCAAGTAATCCTGAGATGCATCAAGCAGAGCCAATAATGAGTAGGTATGCTGATGCTATAAACTATTTATTATTAGGATTTGCAATGCATATTGAAACAATGAAATCTAAGCATGAGGATTTAAAATTAATATATAGAGGCATATAGTGGACCACATGGAAAACCTTAAAGCTAAGTCCTGGTGTTTAGCTAATGGTATTAAGATATATATTGTGCCTATTCAGTATCGTAAAGAGTGCTATATTGAAGTCGATAACAATGGTAAAATCACCAGGTCACCTAAAAAATATAAGAATCAAAGCATTGCATCCGAAAAAATTTGGGAATTAAACTATCATTTTTACAGAGGTAGTAAAGAAAAAACATAAAAAATATTAAAAAAAGTAAAATATTTTTTGGTTTTTAAAATATTCTTTTTATCTTTGGTGTATAATTAACACTAAATAACATAAAAATGAATCAGAAAAAATTAAACCTTATCAACGAAATCCTTAAAGATGACTTTTATTTTTGTAATCTAGAGGGTTCACTTAAAAATGATGAATTAGTACTATGGTCTCAAACTGACAAATATGCTAATTTTATTCATAGTGTTGGATTAAGAAACCAAATTAAAAGATTTCCAGCAAATATGTCTTTAATAAAAGATGATGGTGCTTGTATTTTATCAATCAAACTTTCTAATGATGAAGTAAATGAAGTGGTTAACATACTTAAAATACAACAAGCTGATTGGTCAGATGACAGAGATTTTAGAAGTGAAACTGAAAAGCATTTAGATGACTTAGTATATAAAATTGAGAGTTTCGCAAGTGGTATCAAACACCTTAAAAGAATAAATGCTGATAGATTAGGCGATTTATCTTTTGAAGAAGCTATTGATAAATTAATTCCAGCACTAAAATTAGTTAAACAAGCAAATGAAAAATTAATGTAAAAACTTAAAACAATTATGAAATTAAGGGTGGTTTTTTAACCACCTTTTTTTTTGTTTAAATTTGCAGTATGAAATCGGACAAATCCGACACTATAAAAAAGAATCTAATATCTGCCTTAGAAAGCAATTTAGGTATCGTTACAGCGGCTTGTAAGCAAGCTGGGGTGCATAGGTCCACTTACTATGATTGGTACAACTCAGACAGCGAATTTAAAAAAGCTGTTGATGATGTAAGTGACCAGACATTAGATTTTGTTGAATCCAAACTACATGAAAAAATAAAAGATGGGGACACTACTAGTATTATATTTTATTGCAAAA